ATGATTCTGAATTTGGTACACCCATCAAATATTTTGAAACATTGAATATTGATAAAGAGCGTGTTCTACATACACCAATTACTGATGTTGAACAATTGAAGTTTGATATCATGAAACAATTACAAGAAGTTCAACGTGGTGACAAATTGATTATTGTTCTCGATTCTATCGGTAATCTTGCATCAAAAAAAGAAGTTGATGATGCACTTGATGGTAAATCTGTTGCTGATATGTCACGCGCAAAACAATTGAAATCATTGTTTCGTATGATTACTCCACATTTGACACTCAAAGATATTCCTATGGTTGTTGTCAATCATACCTATAAAGAGATTGGTCTGTATCCAAAAGATATCGTTGGTGGTGGTACAGGTTCTTATTATTCTGCCGATAACATTTATATCATCGGTCGACAACAAGAAAAAGAAGGAACTGAAATTGTAGGATATAACTTTATTATCAATGTTGAGAAATCAAGATTTGTCAGAGAAAAATCAAAGATTCCTGTCACTGTATCATTTGATGGTGGTATTGAGAAGTATTCTGGTCTCCTTGATGTTGCTCTTGAAAGTGGTCATGTTGTGAAACCTACAAATGGTTGGTATGCATCTGTTGATGTTGAAACTGGTGAAGTTGGTGATAAACATAGACTTGCCGATATCATGAACGCAGAGTTTTGGGATCCAATTCTTGAAAATGAAAAATTCAAAACTTTTATTGAAAAGAAATATGGAATAGCATATGGAAACATTATGGGAAAGAATGAATTAAATGTGAATGAAGAAGAATCTGGTCCCCTAAGTCATTGGAATGAATGATGTTTTGGAAGAAGAAGCAAATGAAGCCTGAAGATTACATTGAGGGTCAGCATTTTATGTTTGTTGACTCCGATGATAAACAATTTACTGGTATAGCACTTCTAATGGAAGATTATGAAGGAGTGCTATACCATTATTATAAGGCAAGAGTTGTTGAGGATGCGGGTGTTGCTAAACTTCAATTCGCATATAACATTGTCAATCCAGGCAAACATGACATAGATGACTTGAATAATGATGCTAAATTTGCTACAATAATGGGTGACATACTTTCAAAAATACTAATGGACAAAAACATCTATGAAACGACTGGAAAAAGTGATATTGAGGAATCTGATTCACTGTGAAGAATATACAAGAAAAGTCTTACCATTTATCAAAGCAGATTATTTTTCAGACCATACAGAAAAAGTTCTATTCAAAGAAATCTTTGCATTCATTGACGAATACAAGAATCTGCCGACACACGAAGCACTTGTTATCAATATCAATGAAAAAAGAAATCTTACCGACGAAACAGTAAAAGAAGTTTTTGAAGTTCTTGGTGATATTGAAAAAGAAAAAAGTGAATCCACAGATGTTGCTTGGCTAACTGACCAAACGGAAAAGTTTTGCCAAGATAAAGCAATTCTAAATGCCATCACAGAATCAGTAACTATTCTTGATGGTCAGTCTAAATCAAAAACCAAAGGTGAAATTCCCAAGTTATTGAGTGATGCTTTGAGTGTATCATTTGATAATACAGTTGGTCATGATTATATGAATGATACTGAAAATCGGTATGACGCATATCATCGTGTTGAATCTCGCATCAAGTTTGATTTGGACATCTTCAACAAGATTACCAAAGGTGGTTTGCCAATCAAGACGCTGAATATTGCCTTGGCGGGTACCGGCGTTGGTAAATCTTTGTTCATGTGTCATGTCGCTGCGGGTTGTTTGTCACAGGGTTTGAAAGTTCTTTATATAACACTTGAAATGGCAGAAGAAAAGATTGCAGAACGAATTGACGCAAATCTTTTGAACATTGATATCAACGAATTACATACTTTGTCCCGTGATGACTATTTGAGAAAGTTTTCGTCATTGAGAAATAAAACTCAGGGTCGATTGATTATCAAAGAGTATCCAACTGCGTCAGCATCTTCACTTCATTTCCGTGCTTTGTTAAATGACCTTGCGTTGAAAAAGACATTTAGACCTGATATAATCTTCATTGATTATCTGAATATTTGTTGTTCGGCACGATTGAAGCCAGGTTCAAATGTCAATAGTTATTCATATATCAAGTCTATTGCCGAAGAATTGCGTGGTCTTGCTGTTGAATTTGCTTTACCGATCGTTTCAGCGACACAAACAACAAGAAGTGGTTATACAAATAGTGATCCAGGTCTTGAAGATACCAGTGAATCGTTTGGTTTGCCAGCAACAGCAGACTTCATGTTTGCCTTGGTTTCCAATGAACAACTTGACGGATTGAATCAAATTCTTGTAAAACAGTTGAAAAATCGCTATTCTGATCCAAATCACTATAAAAGATTCGTTTTGGGTATTGACAGAGCAAAAATGAGACTGTATGATGTTGAAGAATCAGCACAGAAAGCTATTGTGGATTCTGGTCAGGAAGACGATAAACCGTTAAATACTTTTGGAAACAGAGAACGCGGTAAATTCAATTCAAAGTTTGATAATCTGAAAGTATAAATACTCTATAAAACGGAGTGTTAGATGTCACAAAAAGGTTTTGAATATGAGGAAAACGCTTATAAAGCCTTAGAAAAGTATGATATTTCTACTGGAGGTGTTGCTGGTGCATCTCATGATAAACCAGATTTAACAATTAAAATTGGTAATAAAAAAATTGGTTGTGAACTAAAAAACTCTCCGACAGCGGCAGGTTCGTTAGTGATGAAATATTATAAAGGAAAATGGGACTATGGTGAATATAAAGGTGAGCCAGAAAAAGAATTATTAGTTTCCGTATCAAAAAAAGTTAATTTATTGAGAGAAATGAATACTTCTGGAAGTGCTGGTAAAAAATGGAGAGAAAGTGTTCCTATATTACAGAATACAAATACAGGTTCAAAAATTCTTTTTATTGGTGATATTAAAAAATTAAATGATAAGAAAACGGCATATAAAAAAGATATAGAAAATTTTGGCGCAGATAATGAGATACATATTGATGTTGGCTCAAAAGCGGTATGTGACTATTACATAGCTAAAAAGTGTTCCTACATAAATATAGGAACACATGGATTTTTCACATTAGATGGTAATGATTTTTTAGACTTGAATACTAATTTAAGAAAAAATAATTTAGCAACAATACCAAATTTTGCAAATAATTCTGAAACAAAAATTAGATTGCGTTGTCAGGCAAAAAGTATGTCTAAAATGGATTATCAATTTGTTTTAACTTTACAATTTTATAGTGTCAAGAAATCTCCTTATAACATTGCTCCATTAAGAAAAGGATCAAATTATGAAATTGATGAAAAAGTTTTACAAAAAGATCCTTTATTATTAGCATTCAAATAAAAAATAAAACAATATGTTAAACTTTATTCACTTTCTAACAGAATCAACCGAAGATGATGGTCAACTAAAGCATATAACACATGCTGAGGACCATCCACTTATTGATGGCCATGCAGGCTTTGAACATGGATATGGCGCATTGATGAAAGCACATCATCATATGGTCGCAAAGAAAAACAATAGTAATCTAACCATGAAATATGATGGTTCGCCAAGTATTGTATTTGGTCATCATCCAAAGACTGGTAAATTCTTTGTCGCATCAAAATCTGCTTTCAATAAGAATCCAAAAATAAATTATACTGAAAAAGATATTGACAAAAATCATGGTCACGCACCAGGTCTTTCTTCAAAACTAAAATCAGCACTCAAACATTTTCCAAAAGTTACACCAAAGAAAGGTGTATATCAGGGCGATTTGATGTATACCCACGAGGATCTAAAACATGAGTAAAGTATCTTTTACACCAAATACAATTACCTATACTGCTCATGGTAAAAAAGCAGATAAAATCAAGAAATCAAAGATTGGTGTAGTTGTTCACCAACAGTATCATGGTGATGATTTATCAACAATGAAAGCAACACCACATACTGACCATAAAACATCTTTCAAAGAGCATCCAGATGTTTTTCATCACGGTGCAGACCATGATACAAGTAAGATAAATTATTCACATCATGACCAAGAAGAATTTCATCATCACATGGCAGCAGCAAAACATATTCATGACACATATGGTAAAAAAATGTATGCTGCAACTGCAAAACATCAAGGTGATGGTGGACATTTGACAACATATATCAATCATACTGTAAGAACTGGAGAAGCACCAACTTCAGAAGGTTTGAAAAAACATATCCGTGAAAAATATAATAAATTGATTGATAAGGCAAAGTCTGAAAAAGGTAAAAAAGCAAAAGAATCAGAAGCAAATGAACACATAAATCATATTGAAAAACATAAAGAACATTATGACCATTTGTTTACAATGCACCATCATCTTCAAAAAGCAAAAGATACTCTTGTTAGAAATCTTGAGCAGCATGAAGGTGACTATGAACATCATATTGACCATACTAAATCAAAGCCTGAAGGTTTTGTCATAAGTCACGAAGATAAACCAACAAAACTTGTCAATCGTAAAGAATTTGCTCGGCAGAATCTACTCAAAGTAAAGGCATGGAAAAA